CATTATGCATCATTTTTTGTGCAGTATGTCAAGTCTTGTGGAGTGTCAATATTCACTAACAAAAGTGTAAATGTCGTACTATTTTTGTGCAAAATTACGTCTTGCATTTCGCATCATATGTGTTATAATATAATCAGAAAGAGAGATAAAGCATTTAAAAGAAAGCGAGGAATAAAAATGAATGAATATTTACGCACAACAACTAAAGGCTATGTTATTAATGTATATCGCATATTTAATACAGTAATAGGTGATATTGTTTGCTATGTTTTTAATGATAAATTAAAAAGAGCAAAAATTAGATATAATGACAAAGGGCATTATATAGATGTAAGGCAACGCGGTAAATATTATGGAAGATGTTATATTTAATTAGCCACAAGGTGTACCGAGGGTTAGATTTCCTCGGGTAGCATTCGGCCAATAGTGACCACACAAGAAAGGAAGGAAAATTAATATGACACTTGATGAATTATGGAGCACATTTGATGACGATGTAAAAGAAATTGAAGATGAATGTGAACGGGAGGGTTATCCATCACGTGGGTCAAATTTTGATCTTCGCTATGAGCAGTTAGTAAAACTGTATCATGAGCGTGAACAGTATTGTTCAGATTATGAAGAACAGGAGGACGAATGATTTTTGCAGGCCTGTCAATAGCAGGCCTTGCAATAGCAATACTAATAGTAGCTGAGCTGATAGCTCAGTTGTTATACGGGAAGGAGGACGAACAATGATTTTTGTTAAAAAGGTGATACTTGGTGACATGGAGGTAAGCTTTGAAAGGGCATTACAAATAGTTGGTGGTGACGAATTTAATGTTTATCTAGCTGATAGGAACTACACTATTGATGGTTTGCCATACATACAGGTGTACTCAAAAGAATGGAAATTCATTGGGGCGGCCACAGGTCGTGAATTAACCTTTGACTATAAGTTTTAGTATAGGACATTAGTTCGCTAGCTGAATATGTGCGAAGTTAGTCATATCTAACCATCGTGCAAAATAAATAAAAATTATTGAAAGAAACTGTTGACATTTTAGTTCAACAGTGCTATAATTAATAATGTAAAAGAGAGAACAGACAACTCTTTACTATTTCCTCATTTCTTACACATAGAAAGGTTGACAGGTCGGATTACGGAACACTTCCGACGGGTTCGACTCCCGTTCTGTCAATACGTCGATGGACGTTAAACGAACATAAATATACACAAAAAAGGAGTACAAAGATATGGCACGTAAAAAGATGATAACAAGAACAATCACATCAACAAGAGCGACGGCGACAGTTTATAATATTGCGTCTGATGAAATTCAAACAATTGAATACAAACTGTCAGGTGAACTTTCAGTGGATGATGCACTGAAAGCAATCACAAAAGAGCATGCTGAGGTGCGACCACTTAAAGTCACATCTGTAGATGTGCAGGAAGAACTTTACGGAATGGAAGAATCCAAGTTTTTAGAACTTGCTGAGATTCTTCCTGTAAGGGGCTAAAGCTAAGACAGAATAATGTAACTTGTTAACAAATTTGTTTTATGTTTACGCGATATAACACACTAAAAGAAAGGAAATAAAAGCATGATTACAATCACAAACACAACTAAGGAATTTACAGCAGTAGAAAGATACCTTATGACCACAGCACCGACCATTAAGACAGTAAAGAATCTGTCAGACGGCGACGTTATCAACGTTGCAGGATACTTAGAGTTTATTGATGAAAAAGAGGACGGTGAGACAACCGAGCTTATGTCAATTATTACCACAGATAAAGATGTTTACAGCACTCAGTCTGTAACCTTCAAGCGTTCAATCAAAGATATTGAGTCCGTTATGCAGGGATTCCCATTTCCTGTTAAGAAATTTACAGGTGAGTCAAAAGCAGGCCGCAAGTATGTTGATTGCGTGCTTGACATTGACAGCTTATAAGTAACAAAAGTAAATTAAATAAGTACAGGCGCTTACGACATACAGTGAGCGTCATACTTTCTTTTTTTATTCAGTGGGTGGGTCGAAAAATGTGAAGTAAAAGTTTGTGATATAATACAGTTATTTCTAGCAGGTTGTGACGATAAGATTTATTTGAATTTATCAGATACTGACGAAAACTATATTTTATCCGACGATCGTATAATATCGTCTAAGTGGATCCCATATTACGAATGTAATATTCTTTACATTTTAGATGATTGTGGTTTTTTGACACTGGTAATTTGAATAACTGTAGGGGTGCATTATGGCGAAAAAATTAACAGCATATGAGCGAGAGCGAAATCGTATAAAACGCCTTGAACGTAAGCTTAAAAAGCAAGGTGTACAGTATGTTCCAACAAACATACCAACATTGCGCCAGATTAAAGCAAAGGGCTTTAAAGGTAAGGATTTACGTGCTTATGTCAATAAGTTAAAAAAGATTGATGTTGAAGCTCTCAAAACAGAAGTAAATATACCTCATGAAGAGGATATAGCATTCAGTAACTTTAACGATGAATTTTTGTCTAGATATGCCGTATTAACTCCAGAAGAGGAAGATTTATTTTATGGATATAAAGACGCCACAGATGAAGAAATAGAGCAGGAACGTAAAAGAAGAGAAGCAGAATATCAAAAAGTAGCTACAGACTTCACATCTTCACTGAGCAAATCTGTTGATTTGAATAGAAGCAGACGAAAAGAGGCAATATCATATTCAAGAAGTATGCAGTCATTCCTGTTGAATATGATCAATGATATAGGTACATCTGAGGTTGGTAGGAGATTAGTCGAAGCTTCAAGAACAATGAATGACATAGACGTTATAGTTTCAGCTGTTTTGTGGGGTTCATCAGTTGCAGTCATAAACCAAGCAACAGACGAACTACTTCAAATAATCAATGGTTCTCCTTTAACGTTTGAAGAAAAGGTGCAGGCTGAATCAATGAATGAGACAGAAAACGGATGGTGATAGTATGGCAAGGCCTAAAAAAGTAAAGTATCTGGTCGGGGACTTTGAAACGACAGTCTATGAGGGTCAGAAAAATACAGAAGTTTGGGCATCTGCCATTGTGGAAATGTTCACGGAAGATGTTTCTATTATGAATTCGATAGACGAAACATGGAAATATCTGTCAGCGTTAAAATCAAACTTAATCGTATATTACCATAATCTAAAATTTGATGGTAATTTTTGGATATCGTTTTTTCTGAATAAACTACATTTCAAACAGGCATATACTGGTGATGGGGTTAATTCCTGTGAGTGGAAACATGACAAAGAAATGTATAACAGCACGTTCAAATATACGATATCTGAAATTGGACAATGGTACAGCATCAAAGTCAAAATAAATAATAAGATTATAGAATTTAGGGATTCACTGAAGCTTCTACCATTTTCAGTTAAAGAAATAGGAAAAGCCTTCAAAACTAAGCATCAGAAACTTGACATGGAATATACTGGTTTTCGTTATGCAGGTTGTGAGATTAAACCAGAGGAAAAAAAGTACATAGCTAATGACGTACTAGTTGTTAAAGAAGCACTAGAGATTGCTTTTCAAGAGGGTCATAACCGACTAACAATAGGCAGTTGTTGTCTTGCTGAATATAAGCAAATAGTCGGAGAAGATGATTGGAAAAGAAGATTTCCAGACGTTACAAAATTAGAACTAGATTCTGATATATACGGAAAGTCAAACGTTGACGCTTATATAAGAAAGTCGTATAGAGGCGGTTGGTGTTATCTCGTAAAAGGAAAAGAAAACAAGATATATACTAATGGAACTACTGCTGATGTAAATTCTTTGTATCCGTCTATGATGCACTCTATGTCGGGCAATAGATATCCTGTCGGAAAGCCGATGTTCTGGTCTGGTAACTTTATTCCAGACAGAGCCTTGCAAAACAATATGTATTTCTTTATCAGAATAAGAACAAAATTCTATTTGAAAAGTGGTAAGTTGCCATTCATTCAGATAAAAGGAAATATGTTATACAAGGGCACAGAGTCTTTACAGACGTCTGATGTGTTTGACAAATCTACTGGTAAGTATTATGATAAGTACATAGACATTGACGGTAAAACCTGTGATACAAGAGTAGAACTAACATTGACTATGACAGATTACTTTCTTATTCTTGAACATTACGAGCTTGTTGACTTTGAGATTCTTGATGGATGTTACTTTCGTTCAGAAGTCGGCATATTTGATGAATATATCGATAAATATGCAAAAATAAAAATGACTAGCAAGGGCGCAAGACGTACACTTGCAAAGCTCTTTTTAAACAACTTGTATGGCAAAATGGCATCGTCAACAGATTCATCATTTAAATTAGCGTACGTTAAGTATGATAATTCAATAGGATTTATCAACATTACAGCGAAAGATAAAGAAGCAGGTTATATCCCTGTCGGTTCAGCTATTACTAGTTACGCCAGAAACTTTACCATCAGAGCCGCTCAAGCAAACTATTATGGCGTTGAAGAACATGGTTTTATATATGCTGATACAGATAGCATACACTGCGACTTACCACCAGAACAGATTACAGGCATTAAAGTACATGAAACTGATTTCTGTGCATGGAAACTAGAATCCTGTTGGGATAAGGCTATTTTTGCAAGACAGAAAACATACATTGAACACGTTACGCATGAAGATTTGCAGAAGATAGAAGAACCGTACAACAACATTAAGTGTGCAGGGATGCCACAACGTTGTAAAGACTTGTTTGAATTATCAATGTCTGGAAAAGCTGTGTATGAACAATACAAAGAAAATACACCAGTGAACAGATTTCTTTTTAACCAAGTCACACATGAGCCTATTATTAGGACTTTTGATGATTTTAAAATTGGATTAAATGTACCATGTAAATTAATACCAAAAAGAATTGACGGAGGCGTTTTACTTGTTGAATCAACGTATCAAATGCGGTAAATCAGACAGCCAAATAAGAAAAGATATTTACACTATGCTAGATGAAGATTGCCATGAATACCTTAGAGTATATGACGCAAAGCAGGCGTTGCTGGCAATTAAGCGTGTAATAAGAATGAATAAGTTAGAAAACGCTTTAAAAATATTGATGAATTCATGGACATATTATGATGCAGATTTATTTTACAAAGCTTTTACAGAAAAATATATTAATATATTAAGGAGTGAATTGTATGAAAAAAATTAGAGTATTAGCAAAGAATCATGGATATTTTAATTCAGTCCTGCCAGAAAAATATGCCCTAGGAGATTGGATTGATTTAAAAGCAGGTAAAACAGTACACATTAAAAGAGGCGAATATGTTAACATTCCGTTAGGAGTTGCAATGAAACTACCAAAAGGATATGAAGCACACGTATTACCACGTTCATCAACTTTCAGAAAATATCATGTCTTAATGACTAACAGTACGGGAATCATTGATAATTCATATTGTGGTAGAAATGATGAATGGTGTTTTCCTGCATATGCTGTTGAAGATACGGTGATAACAAGAGGTGATAGAATTGCACAGTTTAGAATTGTAAGAAATCAGCCAGAAATTGAACTGATTGAGGTGGAAGATTTAAGAGATAATGATAGAAATGGTTTTGGTTCAAGTGGGGTGAGATAATGCAAAGTATAGTTTATGGAATGAATGATGCCGAACTAAAAAAATTTACACTTGACTGGTATACAGCTTGCAGGAACATTAGAAAATCTAAAAAAGTTTCTTATTTTAAAAATAGGAAAAGTTCACAAGGCGTTAATTATTCTTATAAATGGTAGGTGAAAAAATGTTGGAAAAGTTTGTTGTTATAAGTGTTTTAGTTTTAATATTGTTGATTCTGTTATTCCTTCTATATTTACTCTCTTTAAGACCAGATATGATAGTGATTATTGGTGTATCTGGTGCAATAATTATATGGTGGACTATTGTATTCATAATGATATATTGTAGGAGGTGATAATATGAAAGCACCTTGTAAAGATTGTAACGAAAGATGTTTAAATTGCCATTCAGCCTGTGAAGAATACTTTCAATACAGATATGAAATAATGAAAGCGTATGTTGCTGAGTATAATGATTCAAACCATAAGGCATATGTTAGTGAAGCGTGCAGAAGAATGAAGAAAAGGAGAAATAAACATGGATATTGATTTAAGCTATTTATAGGTAATACAGAAATGAATGATATTCTAAATTTGTTTTTTGCGCTTGTCATTATATCAGCAATAAGTTCCAGACTGTTCAATGAATTAATATTATTTTTTATAATGTGCGTTTATTCATTTCTTTTGTGTGTAGCATTAGCACATTAAGAAAAAAGGGAGTCCAAAAGACTCCCTTTGTTATGTTTCACGTGAAACATTAGTTAACACTTAATTCAATTCTTTGAATAACAATGTGTGTAGGCGTAACTGCTGTTGCGGTAATAGCACCACCTGTTCCAGCCGATAACTGCAATACTCCCTCATGTGTGATTTCAACTGTTCCATTTTCTCGTAACATAACTGTCACTTCAAAAAGTTGTAAGCAAACGCCACTAGGCACACCACCATCTGGTAAAGAATCTGGTAAATTAACGACTCTGAGCTGATAAGAAGCGTCTTTACCCGGGTTTGCAATAACCTGTTTGCACGCTTCAACTCTTGTACTATAGGAATTCGTGTAATAAAATGTGATGTATCTAAACGTGTTTGTTAAATTAGCGTAGCTTATAACGCCATTTTTTACAACATTATTCAAATCTTTTGGTGTATCAGCAACGCTAAGTGACCCTACAAAAATAGGATAAGACGTTAGCGTTAAAGAGTTGCCATTAGCGTTTACGCTACGCAATCTGTGACTATCAACAAATATTGAATTTGTCACATTAAAAGCGGGCATAGGAAGTGCCTCTGATGTGATGTCATACTGTTCACTTGATGGACTAGCTGAACCAATAAGTATGCATTCTGATGCACTAATTTTAAAAACGCAATCTGGTGGAGTAGTTCTGATTTTACCGTAACAGTTAGTAAGTACTACACCTGTACTTAAATCAATGTTAAACGCTTGTCTTTCGTTAATCAAAGCAGATTCATAGCTTGTTAATCCACTGATATTAATAGCCGAACATCCAATAATCCTAACGTTTGTCACAATATTGCCGTTACCAAGAACTCTAACACCATGTAAGTCGTAAGCATGAAAACAGTCGTATATTTTAGTTGATTTTTTAATATTAAGATATAATGGGACTTTAAGAGTTTTTCCAACTTTAATTACGTCAACAGCCTCCATAATGGAAAAAAATGGATTTTCTTCTCTTCCGTTTGGGTTTTTCCAGTCATCTTTTACATTGTTATCAACATATATACTGCTATAATAAGCTGGCGATCCTGTGTGCGGTATAGGCAGTGATGCTTTATACTTTCCTTTAGGCGTGGCATTTAATAAGCAGAAAACTTGACACATTGCATATTCTGAGGATGGCCCAACTTCAAGTGCCGAACTTACATAGATGCAGTCGTCTATCACGTTCATATCCTCAAGCTCACCAATAAACCACATTTCATTAGCAACCTGTCCAAGCCCGAACACGCTTCTTACATCAGCTGTTCCTAATTTCCACACGCCCACTAAATTATTAGGTGAAAACAGTGCATATAAATAACCGTCATAAACACATCCACCTTGTGGCGTCTGATAATCTAGATCAGAAAAAGCGTTTTGCTTGTATGATGAAACAACTCTAAAAGAATTATCTAACAAGTACATGTGTTTCCATCCGCCTACATATAAATTATTATTTGTAGTGTCTTTTGAAACAATTGAAATAGATTCGCCTGTTGCAATTTCAACATTAACTGTTTGAATTAATGCAAGTGTATCGACGTTCAAAACATAGATAACGTTAGAATTCTGACGGTTGTTTTTCAAACCAGTAAATGTTGCACATACAACAAGTGTGCCATTGTAAATACAGCAACTATTTCCATGTCCATTTAATTCTACACTTTGTTTTCCATCCGATGATTGAACAATGAATGTTATAACGTCATCATTAGGATTGATAAGGCAAACGTATTTAATTTTTCCATCATCAGATGTACAAAATCCTTGTGGATAATAATACTTGTCTCCTAAATAGAAAAGTTTTCTATACTGCCTATCCAGTACACCATCAAAGTATGAATAAAATGGTGGTTTAGCATACTCTTTAGCTTCATTAGCTGATAAAGCAACGTCATCTATTTTTTTATTTAAATCATTGAATATTTTGTTATTGATTAAATCAGCTAATGTGCCATCCTGTGCCATTTCGTCCAATTTCGCGTTAATCATGTTTTGTACGTCCAATGAATCAAAGTAATGATTTACATAGTCAATCAATTCATTAACTGTAATTCCAATTTCATTACATCTTTCAATCACCTTATTAAGTAATTCGTAATAACTTAATTCATCCCCATACACCTGTGGCAAAACAGGAATAGTATGGTTACACCACTCTCTAAAATTTTTAGATTTAAAACTCATTCTGAATCACTCCCATATATCCCATATTTGAATAAATAAGTCCTCTAGTTCACCAATCAGCATAGCGTCAACGTTTTTCATCTTTTCGATGTACTCGTTTACTAAGCTAATATAAGTTGCCGTGCCCTCTTTTCCCCATCTATGCTCTGCATATTCTTCTGTGCTTTTTGCGTTCGTGTCACTGTTACTCTTACTGTTACTACTGCTATTCGTATTACTGTTTACTGCCTGTGTTGTATCACTAAGCGTTGCATCACTCATATACTCATTAGATTCAAGATTCTCTAAACTGCCCTGCGGTGTATCACTGTGTCTAATCTTTGCGCTAGCTGTAGTGTTTGTTGCTGTATTAGAACTAGCTGTTATATCAGTGTTATCATTAACTTTTGTGTCAGCATTCCTGCCAATATTGTGTTCAACGTTCATATCAACGTTATCAATAACAGGGATATCAATGTTAATCGCTTTATAAAGCTTATTATAATATGGCATAATTACTGAAAGTTTAGCGTCAAGTCTTAACTGCCATAATCCAAACGTTTCACATCCAATTTCTCTGGTGTAAAAGTGTTTAAGAATCTTTGTCTCAAGAACAGGTCTATAACTTTCGTCAAAGATTTCAAAAGGTGGAAAGATTCTGTTTCTTGACTTTTCAATGACTTCATTAACATTTGAATAGCCAACCGACTTGTCAAGTCCTGCTAGTGATTCACAGATATATCTGACTTCTGTTGTGTATCTACTCATGTTATCACCTCTCTATAACAGAAGCACCTAAACTAGCTACTTTCATATTACTAATAAAATCTTCTCTGTTACTCTCGTCAGTTTCCTTGTTTGGCTCGTCACCTTCATCAAAAATCCATGTTACATTAAGACCAAACCTTTCTTTAATCTGTTCACTTGCGTAATCTCTAGCCATTGTTCTTGAACGTCTGTTAGCAAGCGCATCAGCATTAGCTGTGTCTACTTCTGATTTCACCAGTCTTTCTTTTTTCTGCACGATAACAGATGTGATGCCTAAAAGTGCATTTCCTCTGTTGTAAAGTGTCTGCTGTACTTCCATTAACTCTGGTGCTACAAGTGGTGCGCCGAGCTGTAACGCTTTAATGTCTTTTAATGAAAGATTATCGCTGACAGCTAAGTATGGGTTGTCAGCGTCAACGCCTGCAAGAAGATTTTTAAACGTTAATCGCTCATTTTCAGAACATTGTACAATAACAGGTGTTTTCTGCGCTACACAATTTGTGTCTATTGTACCGTCAATTCTCCACAATCTGTACGCCAATTCAATGTAAGCATTGTACATATTTGTTCTAAGCATGTTATCCCATATTATAACAAACTCGCCTTTGTTAAGCTCTCTATGATAACCTGTCCATGGATTCCATACACGTATTTTTGTTGGATTGCCATAACAGTCATAAGTACCAAGACACGAATACTGCATACAAGCATACTCACCTGCATCCGAATCGTAAAAGAAAGCAATAGAACCAAGTTCAAAGAGCTTTAGCGCTAACCATCTTGAATCTATTTCTTCTGGTAATCCCTCTACACGATAAGAGGCAACAGCATTACTTGCAAACTTCATCAGCCAATGATTATATTGTATGCCAGAAGAATATACCCTTTGAAAAAATCTACGTTTACTTCTACTTCTGCCCATTTTAATCGCCACCTTTATTTATTATTTGCTGTGTAGTTTCCAAAGGTTGTTTTCCAGAATGTTACACCTTTTTTGAGAACACCCATGATTAATTCTTCAGCATCAGCAGGAATTGCTCCTGTTATAGCAACAGTAGAACACTTTACAAAATTCCATGACGGTCTAGTGGCAATGTTTGGGACTTTTAATCTGCAAACTTTGTACCCAAACATACTGAAATAGTTATCAGCAATTCTTGCATATTCTTCTCTTACTTGTCGCACCTGTACAAAAGTGTCTAGTATCTGCTGTGACCAAAGGACAGAACCACCAGAAGAACCACTTAATTTTGATGTGTCGTGAGTTTCTTTGAAATAGTCTGATGCTGTACTAACAGCACTACTTACTGCACTAACGCCTGCAAGGCCTGCCGCCAATAAAGGCATGCCAGCGCCTGTTTCTATAGCCGCACCTAAACCAACACCAGCTCCAACTGTTCTACCGCTTGTACCTAAAATCCTAGGCAACCAATGAGCAATAGTTCCGCCAACTTCTCCAACTCCATATGACGCAATTTCAGCTTGATAAGCGTCATACATAAAAGAACCTTTTATGCCATAATTAATGGTGTAGCCCTCAGTCTTGTTAGTACCACCTTTTATTTTATAATTAGTTGGAATACACATTATCTGTGGAGTTACACTTTGATTACCCGAAAAAGTAACAATTCTGTGTTCATAGTCACTAAACAATTCTGGATGTAAAATCATCTTGTCACCTGTTGGAGCGTAAACTACATAGTCAACAAATGGAGAAGAATACAGTCTGTTATTTACAGGTGTATAATTACCAAATTTTGTAGGCAAAGCGGGTAACTCCCTTGTTGTCTGTACTCTTGAATCAGTTCCAGACGGTGCAAATATTTTTGGGATAGTAAAAACCTGTATAATTGTTGACTGGTAGCCCGCTGAAATGACATTATTCAGAAACTTTAATAAGTCATCGCTGTTATCTGTTGTACCAATCTTTGAACCCTGAAAAATACCACTCAAAACAGGCTTATCAAACCATGTTGGCTGATTAGCGATGCCACTTAACTGTGTATCACTGATACAGATTTCTACACCGTATGTGTACTGTTTTGAAAATTCTGTCAACTGTTCTTCGATTGCTGTAATCATTTCACCAGTAGGTACATCCTCGTTTAGAGTGTGTCCCCCAATGCTATCATCTGTAACGTGTTCACGCTCAACAAAGCATTGACCAACTGTACAATCCAGAAACCATGTCTGAAATAAATCAATAGTAAACCTTACTTCACACGTATTATTAGAAACATACTCAATGCTATTGATGAATGCGTAAAACCACTTGTTACCAAAAGCCGTATTCTGAAACATTAAATAATTACATTGATAAACGTCATCCGCTTTACAGAAGAGACGGAACGTGCCTTTATTGACACGCCCGTAACTCTGGTTAGTAAATGACTTAACGATTTTACTAGACATATAAGTATGCTGTGCATTTTTAGTTGCAAAATATTTAACATTATCGTAACTTTTATCACATTCAACATTAGCAAGCAAATATATGTCTGTGTCTGGTGCAATATAACTCATTAAGTCACTCTCCTATTTAAGATACTGTAATAGTTACCACATCAGATTCAATTGTACCGATACTTGCTTTTGCTTTCAACGTGCCTTTTTTCTCCAGTTTCCAAACACCATTTGAAGCGATAGTACCGGTTGTTGTACCCTCTGTTTTAGTCCATTTAACCGTTTCTGAACCACCCGTTACCGTTGTAACTGATGCAGTAAGAATTCCGGTTGCTGTACCATCTTTACCGAGTTTTCCTGTAACTTCTGATGATGACGGAGTAATTTTTGTGTTTTCACGTGACTGTACGGGTACAGATTCGGTAGGAATACAACATACGACATTTGCAAAAGGTGATACTGCGTATGTCTGCCACATATGCAAGAAATAGTTGTGGTCAAGTGAAACAGGGTTAGGCATATCACGCATCTCAAAAACGTTGTCATAAATCTGGACAAAATCCTCATCTAAGATAACACCCGCAATATTATCAAGGAAAGCCATATCAGCAACTGTCGGTTTAACGTATGTAGGGTCATTTGCGAAAATCTTATCTAATCTTTCAACATCAAGTGCGCCAAGTGAATCAATAAGGATTCTTCTGTTCAGATAATCTGCATACGGTAGATTAAATGCACCTGCAAGAACGTTTGTATCAATATTTGCATCATAATTTGTATTGATAAGAATAACTTTTCTGTCATTTTCTGTAAATGTTTTAACACCCGCAATTGAAAGCTTGTCTGTCATAAATGACATATCATTTGATGCTTTTCTAAGCTGTGTAGCTGCTTCGAGATATTTCCCTTTTGTAAATGTATAGTAAGTAAGTTTTCCTTTGAGAATGTGCTGACCAATCATGTATTTTGTGATATTAAATTCGTCATAAGCCGCCGCACTGTAAACAGACTGAATAATCCCACTCACAAGTTCATTCATACCTGCCCAAGAATTGAAAGCATTCTTTAACATGGAACGATTAACTGTCACAGGATAAGTCAACTGTGAATTCATGACATAGAAAGCAACTCTTACATCATTGTCAAATCGCTTGAATGCGTTACCTGCGCCGTTGTCTGACCCTCTAACTTCTTCATACTGATAAACATTTGCAATATTTACAAAAATATCCTCAATTGTTTCACCTGTGTCAATAACACCTTTTTTCAGCATTCTTAACGGGTTGGTGTACATTCTGCTTGCAATTCTTGCAAATGCAATCCTGTTGACAAGGGTGTTGATAAACTCGTTCATTAGCGCAGGGTTATTCATTAAGATAGCACCAATGCCTCTAAGTGAATCTGCGTCGGGTGTTGCGTAAGGTACATTCTCGCGATAGTTGTTTGACGCGCTATTTTTAATAGCGTTTACAACATCAGCAGAAATATTTGTGTTAGTCGTAATTTTTGGTTTAGTTGGCATATTAAAATCACTCCTTTATTTATTATCGCCGTATAATACGGTATCAATAGTTAACTTTTTCATTTCATCCTCAGGGTCTGGTTCTGGCTCTGGTGGCTGTGTTGGCTGTGGTGCTCCACCCTCTTTGAATCTCGCTGTGTATCTTTCGCGCCATTCCTTGTCATTGTCAACGTATTTCTGATGCCAGTCCTCACCATCATCAATACCATCATCGTTGATTGTTTCCAAAATGCTGATAGCATCATCATCTGTTCTATCTCCTAAAAATGCTAATAATGCATCTTTTGTTGCCTGTTTCATTTTACCACCTCTTTCTTAGTTTTGGATACATCCATATAGGAAGTCTGCGCTTTATTCCTTTTCCTGTTGGCAGTGACGGGTTAAAACCTTGTAGCAAATTAAAGTAGTATCTTGCGTATTCTGCACGTTTTTCAATGGTTGCTGACGGGTCAGCAGGTCTTTCATAACAGTACAAAAAGCATTTTGCCATATGCCCAACATCATCTGTTGCAGTGCAAAAAGCATCCATTGTCTGATAAGTTCTGTACTCAGCAGGTACTGACGGAAAGTTTGGATACCACTCTTGGGGATTGTTATTACGTTCATCATCCAATCTCTGACACTGACCGTAACCATTATCATCAAGATTTGTTCGCCAGTCTGGATAGTTTTGATTCAAATAAGGAATAATAGTTTCAACTGCGGGTGTCCACTGAACTAGTCCATAACCTCTTTTATCTTCTGCAACACTTTTTTCAAAAAGGTCTGCACTGATAAAAGATTCCATTGTAGCATTGCCAAGTAATGCACAAACACCATTTAAAGACCAGCCTTTTGTAAGTAAATAACTTGCAACGCAATAAGCGTTGTTTGTTGATTTTTCTGATGTATAACTATCTAACCAATCTGGGATAGATTGCCAGTGCAAATCTGTTGTGTCTGGAATAGAACCAGTATCAACGTCAGCATATATAAAACCTTGCAAGTAACCGTTCATCCAATCTGGACAATATCCATTGCTCTTTTTTGCTTTCTCTGTCCAAAAATACTTTCCAGACGACCAACCACTGTTTGAAGTTACGATACCATCTGATGTTATTTGTTCAACAACTGCAACGTGACCAGCACCGCCGTTGTTATAACCATAGCAGGCAATAGCACCAAGTTTCGGCTCTTTCCCTTTTGAAAAACCTGTTGTGCGTGAGTACCAATTAGTTGCGTTTGAAGTTGATAAACCTGACGGATAACGACCGATAATCTCGTAAAATCTGCCCCATGCATACCATGTACAGTTACCGCCTGTCTGTTGTGGTCCAAGATTAGCTTGATAAAATGGATTATCACTATACCAGTATTTAGAACCTCGCATACCTTCTGATGTAAGTCTAGGCGTAAAAGCCATTAGCAATCACCACCTAACAAGCACTCCCACATTTTTGAACCACATGAAGAATCATTATGACCATTTGTGCCACATTCAATGTCATAAGCTCGTAACATCTTTTGATAAGCATTTATAGCAAAAATTGTGTTATTACCTGCGTGGCCATCTATTGACAATGGTTTTCCGTCTTGTCCGACGAACCCTTGCGAACGTAAAATAGCTTGCAAGGCAACTACATCTGTACCCTTTGAGTTGAGAATTACTGTTTTCATTTGCTATCACCTTTTCCCAATAACGTCTGACAGTTTCTGAAGCGCTAGTGTGTTGTTGTTTAATGCTGTTGTTACTTCTTTCATTTCCTGCTTATGTTGTTCGTTAAGTTTGTCAACGTCTTCTCTGTTTCGGTCTGTCATATACTTGACATACCAAGCCATAGCGATTGCACAAACAATAGGAAAACCAAGTGTGCCAACTGCCTGTAAAATAGCATTTACATCCATTTTTTCACCACCTTTTCATCTAAAATATTATATACTATATATTGATTTTTGTCAAGATGTATGATACAATATATATAGAAAGTAGGTGACATACACAATGAATAAATACTATGACGGAACAAAACTTTTGAGCATGCTTGACATCAACGGTAACAAACCAGAGATTTATATGGTAACTACCAATAGAACAGGTGGAAAAACCACTTATTTTAGTAGACTGTTAGTAAACAGATTTCTTAAAAGAAGTGAAAAATTCGCACTTGTATATAGATATAACTACGAACTTGACGAAATAGCAGATAAATTCTTCAAGGATATAGGCTCATTATTCTTTAGAGGGTATGAAATGACAAGCAAAAGACGTGCCTCTGGTATTTTTCATGAACTGTTCTTGAATGAAGAACCATGCGGTTATGCGTTCTCACTTAATAATGCGGATGCATTAAAACGATACAGTCACCTTTTTTCAGACGTTCAACAAATGATGTTTGATGAATTCCAGAGTGAAACAAACCACTATTGTACAGATGAAATCAAGAAGTTTTTAAGTGTACACACAAGCGTTGCGAGAGGACAGGGAAAACAGATTAGATATGTACCAGTATTTATGTGCGGAAATACTGTGTCAATCATAAACCCTTATTATACCGCAATGGGTATATCCGCTAGGTTAAAAGAAGATACAAATTTTTTAAGAGGTAACGGATTCGTACTGGAACAGGGTTTTATTGATACTGCATCTATTGCACAAAAACAAAGCGGTTTTAATAAAGCTTTTGCAAGTGACAAGTACGTTGCATATTCTAGCCAATGTGTATACCTTAATGACAGCAAGGCTTTTATTGATAAACCAAGTGGAAGAGGGAGATATGTGTTCACTCTTAAATACAAAGACAGAATGTATGGCATTAAGGAATATGCTGATTCTGGCATTATATTCTGTGATGACAAACCAGATAACAGCTGTCCTATAAAAATAACAGTTACTACAGATGACCACAATATTAACTATGTTATGCTAAAAAAGAATGACTTAATTCTAACTAACCTGCGTTTTTATTTTGAAAGAGGATGTCTAAGATTTAAAGACATGATGTGTAAAGAAGCTGTACTTGCTTCACTTTCGTATTAAGGTATCACCAAGTGCTAACATTAATGTATACAGTTAGAAAGCAACGTTGAAAGACACGCTAACTTGTATGTTGGTAAATTGCAGACCGCTTTAATGTACCACTTGTCCATGATATATTGCCACTCTAGTTACAGAATGAATGTTCGTGACGTGGGTGGCATTTTTATTGGACAATTCAACAGAACGATAGTACACCAGTAAACCACACTAGGTACACAGCTCTACAAAACCAGAGGTGCATAGCTTGGTAGAACAAAGTTACCCTAGCCCCGCAGAGCCGAGCGAGCGACAG